CATCATTAACTATTGTGGCTGTCTCTGTAATTTCAGAGATTAACGCCGTCTCATCAATTGGTATATATCCACTCATATAACTCTCCTAATTCTGCCGTCTGTCAATGCTCGATATTTACCGTTAGTCGTGATTCTCAATGATCCTTCTTCAATATCTGGTGGAGGTGGATTGTAAGCAAAATCATTGCGCTGACAGCTATTAGATTCGATATTATCCCAAACATACTGATATTTGAATTTCTCTGTTTGGTTAGATGGTTTGCATATTTGCACCGATAAAAATAGAGTTTCGCATCTTCCGTCCATTGAGGCGGTGATACTAATCGACTTCGCCACTTTGTCTGTGATGAGCCAATTTAACGCCTCTTTTGCATATTCTTCGGCGCGCAACAATACTTTTGGTAGCCGCCTTTCGTCATACAGCAACCATAGTCTTGAGCCGATTTCTTCGCCGTCTAGCGCATCCGCCCACCATCCACGCCTGTCGGTTTGTCCACTTGGTAACACATCGTCATCTTTAGCGCGCTTGTCAGTAAACAGGCTAATCATGACTGCATTATTCAGTTCGTTCTCAGTCGACAAATCCCCGTTAATGATTTGAAAATCAAAACAGGGGTCTTGCTCACAACTGGCGAATAACTGTATATCCATCTTTAAGCCTTAGTGAGGGGTCGGCGGGCTACCGACTGGCGGTATTCCGTGAACATGTGTAGCGCCAATATTAACACCGTTATTACTTAATGTGCCATTTGTCGTGATTGCACCCGCGTTAAAGTTGATATTTGTTGCGGTCACGTTAAACGTTTCACAACTCATTTCAATCAATGTGCCTTCGCTGAGGGTAATTGCGGCTTCTTGACCGCCGATTTTATGCGTGATTTTAACCGAATGTTCAAACAATTCAATCTTGCCGCCCCACTTGGTATAGATGACGACTTCTCCGCGATTTAATGTTTTTGGTCTAAATAGTTTATCGAAAAAACCGATAATCACGCCATGATCGGCATGCCCGCCCACGTGTGCGCTCAATCCCTCTTCAATTTCTTCGGGTGGGCTGGCACTAAACCCGTAAGTTTCCAGCACTTCAACATCATTATGCACTTGATCTGCCGCCGTCTCGATTTGCGCTTGCATCGATGGGGTTTCATTATCGACAGCATGCAAAAAGAACCGTCGGATAAAACTATTTTTAATCATCCTCGTTATCCTCCTGCTTACCCTTCGCAACTCGACCGCCACCAATCAATGAGCCGTCATCTTTAGTAAAGTCATAATAGCCTCCTTTAGTCGCCTTGCCTTTTTTCTCTTTCTTACCTTTGCCGCGTTCCGACTTTTTCGGCTCATCATTCTTCGGCATTTCGGGCAACAGGTCGAATGCTTCTTTTGGATAAAGCGTTAATGTAGTGATGCTGCCGCCCGATAAATCCAACCCGAAGGTTAAATTACTGATTAACATTTCTTCATTTAGCCGCATGGATTGCGATTGCACGATGGTTGTTGTATTGATACGCCACAACAAGCCATCGGACTGCCTCCAGCCTTGAACAGTCACGTGGACAGCGCGTGATTTTGCTTCGCGCGTTGATGCCTCCCATTCTGCGACACGCTGACACCTTGCCGCATCTGCTTGCTGGTCTGCTTCAATGACTAACGGACGATAACGCCCGACCGAACCCGATGATTGCGCCCGCGTTACGTCACCTTTTGCTAATGTTGCTTCTTTTGCGTCTAGTGTCTGCCCATGGGTCGTCTTGGCTCGATGCGCCTGCCCTTTAATCGAGATATTGCTAAATAGATTGGTAAAATCATGGGTAAATTGAATGGACTTTATATTTTCGTCTTCGATTAACGAGTCCGTAGCGCGCCCAGCCATGCCCGAACGAGTAATTAATAGTCCGCCCTTTCTGTCACTAATCAATAAAACCGCCTGAATATTGGCTATTTTCTTTAAAAACTCATGACAGGTATCGCCCGTCTCTGTCGATTGGCGTGGTATTTTACTACCACCTGTTGTCGCCTGTTTTTTCTCAATCTTGCCGCTATAGCCGTTCTCTGTGCTTTGCAATTGAGTATCAACATAAATGCCGAATGGTTTACACACATCCGTTGCGATAAATTCAAAGTTTTGACCCGAATATTCTTTAGTCGCAACAGCGCAATCAACCAAGTCTCCTGTCTTATCTCGCCCCGTTACACTTATCGAGTGACTTTGTTTATCAAGTATTGAATCAACCACATCAACGTAGCCAGTAATAACAGTATCTTGACCAATCTTAACGACACATGAATCCCCTGCTTGAATTGCCCAGCCTGATGTTTGACCTGACCACTTATCGGTAATATCTAGGCTGTACGCCCCTGCCAACTGGTCTATCCCGTGGTCTATTGATACTGACAGCCACCCTTCGTAACGAATGCCATTAACCGATAGCGAAACAATATTGCTTTCTTGATTACCTTGAATTGTCATAATTCCGTCACCAATTCAATCGCGCTATTTCGCTGCACAAATAACGGATTTGGTATTTCGTTTCGCGCGTTTATTTCATCGTCGCGCAACACACCGTAATGCTCATAAGATATTGCCAGCATAGGCATGTCTACATTGTAAGTCTTAATAAATGTATTGCCTAGATTCTCGCCCTCACGCGTCATATGTTCAACGACCGCTGCACGTAATGCAATTAATTCCGCGCGCGTTTCTTCAAAAATATCAGCGTCTGATAAGTCATATATTAAATCGGTAATTACTGTTACGGCATTTAATCTCGCCGCCTGTAAATCTTGGCGACTTGTTAGCTCTGGCGACCCTCTTAAAGCCACACTATCCACAATATATCTGTCGCTTCCTGTCGATAAATCCACCGCTCTTCGTGCGTATTCTGATGCATATAGAGACCTTGCCAGCATATTCATAGCAATGATGTTGTTTTGATCTTTTATGCGCGACTGTGTTTGTGCCGCACTTGCACTAACTGTGATGGTCTCAGGTGCAACCAGCTTAGAAACTTGCTGTTGAAGTATCGAGAAATTACTTGCTAGTTGCAGCCCCTCATTGATAACGCCGTTAACATCGGATAATCCAAGCTTAGACAATGCTTGTTGATATGAGCTTAAATCACCATTAACGATCCCTACACCTAATTTATAGGCTGAACTTAATTGAAGAACGGCGGCATTAGCATTTTTTAGCACAAAACTCGCACTGTCCGCCACGCTCCACACTTTATTGAAATCGTTAGCAGCAGAAAACACAACTTGATTGCTTAAATCAATAGAGTTAGCGAATGTATCAACAACATTTACCGATCTGAAATCTAATTCGCCTGATTCAATAAAATCAATCGTAAACTTTACATATCCACCCTGATCCGTTCCAGATTCGGTTATTTCCGCCGATGCGTAGCCTGTCAATTCTCCGTAATATGGGTGAACGAACGTACCAACCCCAGCCGTTTCAAACGCAAGGATTAAAGAGTCACGTTGTGACCAAGGATTAAAATCATTTGTTGGATGCGCACAAACCCATGCGTCTATCGTGAATTGACGTGTTTTGCGCCCTAAATCCTCTACAAATGGCTTATCCCGCTGAACAAATTCATGGGTGACGGTATTCCGCCCAGCCGACCACGTAGAAGCGTCAACAAAGAACGGAACGCCGCGAAATGAAGCGTCTTTTAACTGATCGCGCCAACTCATCTTGTCATCTGCCCTTTGTTGATAACTTTAACTGGCACGCCGCCTTTTGCTGGCGTAGCAACAGCATTTATGCCTTTTTCTGTCGTTAATTTAACTTCAACTTTGGCTGTTGCCGCCCCTGCTACTCTAGGGCTTACGGCTGGACTATTACCAACCATTTGCCCGCCAGTTGGAATCTGCTGTATCTGTGGTATTTTTAAACCAGAGACTTTATTCATTCCTTGTATCAATAGATTTACCGTATTAATTGCTATCCGCAATGGTGCTGTGAAAAAGTTAAAAATGGACGCCCCTACATTCTTAATAATTGGAATGACAACGCCAAACCCCCTCGATACCGCACCAACGATGCTCTCGAAAGTCTCAACGAAGAACGCGGATATTGGCTCCCAATTGCGATAAATCAACAACGCCGCTGTAGCAAGTAAAGTAATCGCCAGCAGCGCTGGATTAGCCGCAAACGCAAAGAATAAAGCTGTACCGACTGCGTATATTGTTGGAATGACTGCCGCTAATGCTAGTGCAGCAGGTGCAAGAAACAACGCCACGCCGCCAAAAATAAGCTTATCCCAGCCCACCAACTGTCTAACTTTATTAATCGCACTGAATATTGAACCCAAAGCCGACCCGATAGACTTAAAGCTCGAGATAATCACGCCATAGTCGATATTTGACAGCCACTCAAAGAAAACAGGTATTTTCTCGATGAACTTTGGCGCAATCTTCTTGATCTGTTCACCAATCATCTTAAATGAGTTTTGCAGTCTATTTGATCCTCCAGAATTAAGCATCTTTGTAATAGACTCAGTAATTGCGTCAATTGCTGGATTTAGCTCTAAGAAAGCCCTGTTTTTAACTGATGTTAGCCGTGCTTGAGCGTATCCAAACGCATCACCCGTATCATCAGCCGCCTTAATCTGCTCTTTGCTGATAATTGTTCCGTCTTTGCGCATCTGCAGCATAATTTCATGCAATTGCGTGCTGCCAGTTTCAAGTAGCGGCATTAACTCGATGCCAGCCTTCCCAAATAATGCTTTAGCGGCAAGCAGCTTTTGCATGTCGTCGCCTGATTTACTTTTCTTTGCGAAAATATCAGAAACTTGCGCGAATATTTCTTCAGCACTTTTATTTATATCTTTACCTTTTACGCCTACAGACGCAAAAAGGTCTATCTCTTTCCCGCCATTTCGAGCCTTCGCGATATTATCCTGTAGTTTGGCCATGCCTTTAGCGACAGTCTCAATTTCAACGCCAGCATCGCCAGCAACCCTGCCAGCAACCTGAAGAAAGTCAGTAGTAACTTTGTATTTATCGCGAAGGTCCTGAAGATTGCCAAGCGTATCGTTGATCGCCATCGTTTGATTAACTAACGCCGCTGTCATTGCGCCAACTGCCGCAACTCCAGCAACGCCAGCCGCACCACCAACCAGCATTCCTTTGCTAATCTTGCCGAATGCTGAATATTTGTTTTGAAGTTGAGTTAATCGAGCACTTACGTTCCTGAAGGCGTTAGAAGTAGCATCACGCGCTTGAATAATAAAATCTACAGGTATGCTCATTCTTGCGCCTCTTGCTCTAACTTCGATAAATCTGCACAGCGGTCTAGCCAAAAAATGAAGTCATGAACAGCCATATTCATAACCTCACTTGGTTGAATGCCACGTGAAAGCATTACTGTGCAGCCTAACTCCCAGTCTTTGGGAGAAATGCGTTTTCCACCATACCTTCAGCTAGTGTCAATAATTCGCCTACTGGCATTTTATTGATCGTTTCAATCGCATGCTGCCCAACATGTTGCAGCACTTGGGCTGCCCATTCAACCATATCAGACTGAAAGTCAGCATTAACCAATTTCAATCGAGCGATCTTATAAGCGTCTTTTTCAGGTGCTTTTACAGACGTTTCGCAAGGCTGGAATAACTCTGTAAAGTATTGAACAACTCGCACAGAATCCGAGCCAGAAACCTGACCAGCCGCCCCTGCTGTTAACGCCTTCGATCGCTGCAAAAACTCTCCAGCAAACGCAAATAACTGCGCCTGTGGATTTGATCGAATTGAACGAACCAAACCTACCAACAAAACATCTGGCAACTCAATATCGACAACTTCTTGAGGCATCCCATCAACTAAAATCTTGACGGGATCGTTTAAAGTGAAGTTCATTAAATCTCCTCCACTGGATCGCCCATCCACTTGATTGTCACTTTGCCTTCGCCAGTCTTTGTCGAAATATCACCAACTGGCGTCGCATTTCGGATAATGTAAGATAAACCGTTATCAGACAGTAGCGTTAAAAGACCACAACGATCACGGAAATTATCAATTGAGAAATCGCCCGTTACTGGAAGATCACCTTCAGCCGAACCGGGTGTGAATTTACTGGTTGAATAGTATTTGCCACTATCCGTCATGATCTCTCCATCACCCATCTTGCCGCCATAAGTGATAGTGACTGACGCACCAATAAAATCTAAATTAGTTCCATCAAATTCGGCTTGAATTACACCAATTACTTTATTTGCACATGCCATGTCTTATCCCCTTAGCACACAATGTAGCCGATTTGACCCGCAAACACGCGGAATTGATTTACATGATTTGGTGAAAGCAGCGCGTTAACAGTATTACAATCTGTTACTGATCGCTCAACTACTAAATCACGCTTGAATTGATCGTAATCTTCGATATAGCCTAAGTCTGCCCATGTGCCAGCCAGATCAACAATAGTCGCCTTGATTCGCAATGGTGTAGTCACATCCTGTTGACGCGATACGCGATTACCATCATCCGCCAAACGATGACGACCATATTTTGACAAAATCACCTGACGCAATGACCAGCGAAGATACGAATTGAGCTTTTGAGTTTCGGTATCACGTTCTGCGTCAGTTACAGTGCCATTGATAGTCTGCGTATAGTTAGTGGTGGCGCGCTCTAAAACTAAGCCATTGCCCGAGCCGTCGCTATCGTACTTGTAGGTAGCGAAACCATTCAAAATAAGCTGATTGCGCTCATTCCAAGTCCATCGACTAGGTACTGGCGCTGGTTGCAAACAACCCATTGCGATGTTTTGCAAGTTACCATTAGGCGTAATGCCTGAATAATATGCACCCGTTGCACCGTAAACAGCCGATACAACCCATGATGGACTCATTAAGCCCACATAGGTTGATGCGCCCACAGTGATTGATGGCTCAATTGCCATAGTTGTGACGTGGCGGTTATTGCGAGTATCGCTCCATAGCACTAATTCAGCTTGTGTGCCGCGTAAGGCTTGCCATAGATGCGCATCATTCTGCCCAGCACCCAAACTGGTTTCATTTGGTAATGGTGACCACCGATCTTCTAATTCCGCTTCAATCAAAGCCATATTTGGCTCATCAGTGTATGGGAAAATAATATCAGTGTAATAACCGCTTGCTGTTGCCGCAATTGAATCCGCAACATCTGGATTTGTCGCGCCTTGAATTGTTTGGGCAACTGCAACCGTCACACCATTTGGCAATGAATCTGCACGATAGAACAATGGATTGATTTGCAAGTCGTTACCAAGCTCG